TTAAAGAATTAATACAATTTATTATAAATGAAGTTAGCAACAGTACAGGCTTCAGCTATAAAATCAACTTTTGAAGTTCTTAAGGATATATTAAACGACGTTAACATATACTTTAAACCAGATGGAATGTATATAGTAACTTTAGATACAGCAAGGACATCACTTGTAGATATGTATCTAGCATCGGATAACTTTGAAGAATATAATTGCGAATCTGAAATAATTGCTGGTGTAAATGTTTCAAATACGTTTAAGCTTCTTAAATCTATATCAAATAGCGACGTTCTCATTATCAATATAGACACGAAAGAATACATGAATATAGAAATATTTAGCGAAATCAAAAAGACATCTACAAAATTTGCTCTAAAATTACTAGACATAAATGAAAATCAAATTGAAGTACCTAAAATGAAAATGACAACTATAACTCCTATGTTATCCGCAGATTTCCAAAGAATATGTAGGGATATGTATAATATTGGTAATGATATAGAAATAACAAGGGAGGATAAAAAACTAAAACTTTATTGTTCGGGCGACTTTGCAAATCAGGAAACTAGTATAGAATGTAGCGAAGAAAGTCCTAAAATATCAGGTAAGTATTCTCTTAGATACATGAATATATTTACAAAAGCTACGAGTATGTGCTCAACTGTACAAATAATGCAAGAGGAACAAAACAGGTTTCTTATACTAAAATATAATGTTGCCAATTTAGGCGAATTGAATTTTTATCTAGCAACTAAGGTATCTGAAGATCTGTAATATAACCATCAACAGTACTTACCTTTTTAACCATACCTATCGCATTTTTTATCTTAATGCTAGGGTATTCTAATTCAAGCGTTTCATCGTCATAATATAACATGTCACTTATTTTAACCTTTTCACCGTGAAAATTACCTCTAGGTCCAGCGTATCTTCTTATTTTATTAAGTAAATCCTTTACTGGTTTATCATCCGAATCGAGCAAAAGTGCACTTACGATTGGTATGTTAAATATAATACCGTTAGTATTTTGTGGCGGCCATTTATTATTTAAATCGTTTGTTAAGTATTTATACATTTTATCGTTATACCAGTATTTAATACGTAAAATAACATGAGTTACATTTTCCGGAATGTTAGAATTATTATAATCTATACCGTTTAGATTTTTATAAAAAGTCTCAGTTTCTCCATCCCACTCATTCTGTTCATCTATCCATAAATCATTAACCTCTTCTGGTATTATATCATTATTAATTACATATTCCATAGACTGATCAATTATTTTATAATCCGGTTTAGATACCACGAATTTAATTTTATCATACACCCATATTATAACGTCACTTAAAAGTTTAACAAACATTATATTTAGTTATTATATGGAAGGTAATTTTTTAAGCCGATATAACAACAAGCTTGAAACATGGAAAAAGAAAATAGAAGATGATCCTGATAATAAATCTAAGTATGAAACCGATATGTCTAATTACATAATGAAATGTTTACCTTACATGAATCAGTATACAGATGATATAGAAAAGGATGTATCAACTGATAATATTTTCAACTGTAAAGAAACAGCTGGTTTACAAAGGAAGGATATATTTACGGATTACCTAGCTGAAGTTGAAAATGTTATTGTAGATCGACCCATAGTTAAAAAACCCGAGAAATGTCCAAACTGTGTTGATAGTATTCTATTTCATTTTACAAATACAGGTGATCTTGTCTGCGAAACGTGTGGTTTGATAGTAGCAAATATAATTAGTGAAGAGTTAACTTACCGTGAAGAACAGGAAACATCTGAAAAGGTAGTAAATTATTCGTATAAACGTGAAAATCATTTTAACGAATGGTTATCACAGTTTCAAGCACAAGAAACTACTAATATTCCTACAGATGTTATCGATCAATTAAAAAATGAATTGAAGAAAATTAAAATTAAAAATGTGGAAGAAATAACACATGCGCGAGTTAGGAATTTGTTAAAAAAACTAAAACTTAACAAATATTACGAACACGTTCCGTATATTACAAATATACTTAGTGGTATATCACCCCCGAAAATGCCACAAGAACTCGAAGAACGGTTACGTATTATGTTCAAAGATATACAAAAACCATTCGATGATAACTGCCCAAGTGAACGTAAAAACTTTTTGAGTTACTCGTACGTATTATATAAATTTTGTGAACTTCTAAGTGAAGATAAGTACCTCAAATATTTTCCTCTACTCAAATCAAAGGAAAAATTGTATCACCAGGATCTTATATGGTGCAAAATATGCAAAACTCTACAATGGGAGTATATAGCGACCATTTAAATATTTAAAGAAACGCGTTTTAAAATAGGTAATGAACGATCCTTATTACAATTTCTGTTTAGAGGAAATCAGATTCTACACGGAAAAGATAAACGAAATTATAAAAGAAGGTCTTAAAGACCCCAAAACGTATTACGAAGAGTCCAAAAGTGAGTGGAAAAAAATATACCAAATGATACCATTCATGTATTACATGAACCAAATAGAACAAAATGATAAAACAATCACACCTTCTTTACCATAATTTTTATATGTGTATTATAATAATGGTATCTACCAACGAAAGTATTAAAAAACATCAGACTGATATAAAAAATATTGAAAGAAAAATTAATGCTATTCGAATAAACAATAAACTTACAGATTCCAATAGGTTTCGAAAACTAAACCCGCTTATTATGAAACTCAGTCAAGCGAAAATAAAAGAATCTATCATGAAAGATAGACGTAAGAAAGAACAGTCTGGAAAAACGAGAACTCCTAAACGCGAAAGAACCATGTCACAAAAAACTTCACCACCAAGATCACCACTTCAATTTAACGAAACTGGTAATATAACGGAACGAAATTTATGGGAACAAAAACTCAAAAGTGCAACAACACTTTCACAATTAAACAAGGTGTACAGACAAGGTGCACGAATTTTTCACACTAATAAAGGAGGTTCAAATGTTAACTTTATAATGTGGAAAAATTCATACAATCGTCGTAAAAGAAACCTAACCTAGAGTAATGTACCTAACTTCTAACTCGACATTGAGTGTCGTGGGAAAATTGATAAGGTACGCTTCCGGAAACCCCGTTAAACGTAGGTAGTTTTGCGCCTGTGTGACCATAACTTCGGTCATGTTTTTAACCGATTTAAGTTCGATAACGGTTTTGTTATTTAAAATTAAATCGGCACGAAGATTCCCTATAGTATGCCCTTCAAATTCTATAGGAACTATTCTTTCCGTTTCGTAGTGTACTCCGTTTTTCCGCAAAACAACTTCCATCGCATTGTGATACACGCGCTCGCTATAACCGGGACCAAGTACTTTGTATACATGTTCCGCATAATCACGTATCATTAATAAGTTATTTAAAAGCTTCACTTTTAACTAAGTTATATGAATATAGAGAACTGCGAAGGTCGCGAATTTTTAAAACGACTCGATAATAATTCGGTCGATCTCATACTCACGGACCCACCGTATATTATTTCACACGAAACTGGTATGAACGCGTTACATAAAGCTATAGAATCGGGAAAAAACCTAGAGAAAACCGAGACTGAATGGTTAAAATATACCGAAGTAAACGCCGCCGCTAAAACAACACCAAACGCTAAGGAAAATTACATGAAATATGGTACCATATACGGTAAAAAATACAGTGTTAAGACAAATTACGGTGAATGGGACGAAAACTTTACAATGGATACTCTCGACGAGTTTATAAAACTGTATTACCAAAAACTTCGCGACGGTGGTACGTGTATAATATTCTTTGATTTATGGAAAATATCATATCTCAAGGAACTCATGGAAAAACACAAGTTTAAACAAATTAGGTTCATAGAGTGGGTTAAAACAAATCCACAACCCATAAACTCGAGTAGGAATTACCTAACAAACTGTCGCGAAATCGCTTTACTCGGTGTTAAGAAAGGTAAACCGACGTTTAATAGCGAATACGATAACGGTATATACAACACTTTCCCAATCCAAGGTGGTAAGAATAGATTTCACCCGACGCAAAAAAACGTCAATCTATTTCAAACACTCATAGAGAAACACTCAAATAAAGGCGATTTCGTCGTAGATACGTTTCTTGGTGGTGGAACAACAGCAGTGGCGTGTGCGAATACGGAACGTACGTTTTCCGGATGTGAACTTTCAAAAGAATATTACGATAAAATTTTAACCCAAGTTAAACCAACTTAAACAATTATTTAATTAAATAATTATAATATGGGATACAGTGAAGTTTTTTCAAAAATTATAGTTGAAACGCTCGCGTTCACAAAACCATTCATACACCTGGACCGTCTTGCTGAGTTAGGTCTCGTTGATATCACAAATAACGGTGGGTCATGGCGACACACGTTCGAAAAAAATTATAGGTTTACGGTTGTATATACTACAAAACGTAAACCTAAACATAAAAATACGACATTCGAAGATGAAACGAAATTTGAAAACGTAAAGAGTTCATTTGTTCATTTAAATAAACCAAGTAACGGAGGAGAAGTTCTTGGTTTGTTTATTTGGGGTCGCACGTCCTCAAACTCAAGACACATCCCCGATTGGATACGAGAACGCGTGTGTTGCGAAGGGGCGAGGTGTCTCATATGCGATGAGGATCGTGATATTGAGTGTGATCATATAAACGATGATTACGAGATCCCCCTTGATCAATTAAAAGTTTCTGATTTTCAACCGTTATGTCAGTCGTGTAATAAAAAGAAACGAGAGGCGCATAAAAGAGGTATAAAATATTATCGCGACATCAGAGATCCAGGTAAATCGGTTATACGTTTACTTTTTGGGTTACCGAGCGATTTCAAATTCCCACTCTTAGCAGAAGAACGGTTTTCAAACGTTCGGTTTTATAGGAACCCACAACTCGTTCGAGAAATGCACATTAATCACCTACACCGAATCGTTTATTGTAAATAAAATTAGTTAGAAGAATCCGGAGGTGTTATTTTTATCTCGGGTGCATCTTCAACTATGTCTATAACATACCTACTTGAATCATTTGTAGGAGATACAGTTACTATTCTACACATGTCAGTACTCACCATGGTATCGTTTGTATTTTTTATAGGTATAACTATTGGTTTACATAATAACATCCACATATATTAGTATCATAGATTTAAAGATACGACGTGTATATAATATAAAATGATTTATACACGTGGTATAGAATTGTTGTCGGCAACAACGTCCCTTTTACCCATTGTAGTTTCTTCCTTTTTTCCTGTAAGTTATGCATCTATTGCCTGTGTAGTACACTGTCCCTTAAAAATTTGGTACCATGTTCATAATGCCTATAGTACTAATATGTATAAAAGTCAGTTAATATATAAAAAGTATAAAAGTTTTTTACACGTAGGATTATCGATACTGTTCTATGCACAAGAACATAAAGTAAGTTTTCTAAATATATTATTTCACGTACTTTCTACTTCACTCATACGGAAAAGCGAACCTTTGAAGAACAATGACGATCTCATTAATATAAACGTGTGTGGATATATAGGAATATTTGCGTCTACAATTAGTTTATATAGTATAAATAAAATACATTACGTGATATCCCTTTACTTTTACTTAATGTCAAATACTATATACCAAATGGAATTATACGGTGAATTTACAGATAGTATAATAAACTTACTTCTCGTAACACCACAGTACCTGTTACTTTTAGGGTACCAAAATTGATTATATAGAACATGTACTGTATGTGAGATATAATTAATTATTTCTTGACTGCTTTCTTTCTTTATTTCTAAGATACCATTCACGTTGATATGTTTTATTTCTTTCCTTCTGTTCTGGAGTTCTTTTCGCCCTTGATTCCTTAACTTGTTGCCTCTTCCTCTCTTTTTGTTCAGGTGTCATTTCCCTCAAGCGCTTCCTATCTCTTTCTCTCTTCCTCTCCCTTAGAATTTCAGTAGGTACACGTTTTCTCGTATTTACCACCGGTGAAGGAACGTTAAAAATGTTTTTTCTGAAATGCAGTGCCACATTGTGTTTTTTTAAATTTGTTTCTGCATTTTTTAAAGCCTTTTGTAATTCCTTTTTTTCATTATTGATTTGAATTATAGTTTCTTTTATAAATTTAATACGTTTTTCTAACACATTATACCTATTTCTAAGTTTAATATTATTTTTAAATAATTGTGAATTATGAAATTCAATAACATTATTTTTTTCCCATGGCGTCGTGAGTCTAGTTTTGTAACGCTTTTCTAACTCCTTAGCTTCATTTCTAAATTTATTATTATTATTCATTTACATGAACTGGGAAAATAATTTAAATCTCCATGTATATAAATGTTAAATAATAACACGGAAAGAAATCGTAAAAATTTAGAAGACTACATAAAATCTAAAAATATAATATGTAACGGGTTGAACAAAAAATTTTTCATGAACCAACTTGGTCAAAAACCAGTAAGTGAAATAAGACAAAATGTCGATAAGGAATTTCGAAAACAACAACTCCGTTTTTTGGGTCGAGGGTGTGGTAACGGTATAAATCTTCGAAAGTCCCAAGGTGGGAAGAAAAAAAGTTTTTTTAGTAAATTTAAACAAGTAAAAGCTTAATTAGCTTTTGCAATCAATGAAAATAAGACATACGGCGGATTATCGGATAGTGCTGTAAACGTACTACTCGTCGTACCCCAATATTTATTACTCACAAATTACAATCTTTAATTATATAAAAAATGTTCAGTATGTAAAATATAATTAAAAATATTCATTAATATAAATGAGTAATTGGAATATTAACAAATTAAAAAAAGAACGATCAAAAATTACTAACAGAACTCAAATCGGACTAAACAACTTAAAACAAAGGAAAAGACTAATCGAATTAAACAATAAACGTAAGGGTATCATTTCCAGCCGCGAAAAAGAAAACCATAAAAAATATATTAAAAAAACCTTTAAAGACCTATACAGAAATAAGATTGAAAAAATAGATCCTCTAACTGAAAAAATAAAAGTACTCTTGGCGAACAATCTTACTAATAGTAGAATTCGACATTCAAATAATTTATACAATTTTCTTAACGAACGAAAAAATCTTGTTAAACCAAAAAGACTTTTAAATAAATTTAAAACTGTAGAAAATAAACCAAGAAAATTAAACCAAAAAAACAAGTGGGAAATTGATTATTTAAAACAGGAGATATTAATGTATGAATGGAATATAAGTTTTCTAGACAATAAAGAGAAAAAGACTATCAAGCAAATGAAAAATAGTGGGGCATCAAATGCAAATATTAAAAACAGAAAAGAAATTTTTAATAGAAATAAACGAAAATATCGATTGAAGCTTAATAAGGCTAAAAAAGATTTAAAAAATATAATGTCTTAAACTTAATTATATAGAACATGTTCCGTATGTGAAATATAATTAATTAGTTTTTACTTAGATGTTAAAAAGGTTCCATCTTCGTCGATAACGAGTTCACCGCGTTCGGCTAACATTTTTCGGTGTAACATGTGGTGATCCCTAACATCGTTCTTGTTCTGACCGACATACGGAACGGCGTATCCATTCTCACACATCCATTTGTTCACATTCGTCCAGTTATTATCTTCGAGAACCCACAATTCACCAAGCGCGCGTCCGTACTTACCTACCGAGTCGCGTTCGGGACATCTCAATTCGATCTCACAATCGTCCTTATCGGATTCGACTGCTTTTGTGACCCACTTAAGAATCTGTTTCTTCGCGTGTTTCCCATAAATCTTTTCGATCTTATCGGACGTTCGCGATTCCTCGGTATCGATACCGAGTAATCGTACGCGTTGGCGAATGAGTACGTCGAACCCCAAATCGATAAGAACGTCGACGGTATCACCATCGACAACTTTCGAACACGAGTCGATTTTGTATCTGAATTCACACGGGGGTTGGTCGTAAGTAGTAGTCATTGTTATATAGAGTTTAGTTGTTTATTCTTTAATTATAAAACAGTCATATTATGTGTCGAAGATTACTCTGTGTTATTATTCCAAAACTTCTGTATTAAGCATTGTCATTGTTCCAGACGCATTTAATTCAGATTTTATCGAACAATCAAATGTTACCAATATAAGATTTCCATTAACTTCCAAATTACAATCAATTGTTCTTTCATTATCAGTTAATTCCATCATATCTTTATAACCCCCTTCTTCTAATTTTTTTACCAAAGTACTGAGACTTTTAATATCGTATACAGTCCCTGTAATTAACACATTTCCATTGACATTAAGATTCCCAGTTAAAATATAATTTACCATTATTATATAGAGTTTAATTGTTTATTCTTTAATTACAAATTCCTTCTTAGTCCCACCATCGTACACGTTCACGAACCCTGTATCTATCATTTTTTTGTTAATCGAAACCATATCCCTTCTATTTTTGTATACGAAAACGAGCGTTCGCCCGTACTTATCGTTTCTCTTACACGAAACCCATACCCACCCATTTACCTTAAAATTACACTTGAACGGGTTCCATGGAACGCGTTTAGATCTATCATCGTACCCTAAAAAACTCGCGAACGTATACTTCGCACGTTTTGCCATGGCAATGTGTTTATCTCGGTTAGGTGTATCTCTAGGTGGTTTCATTTCGGGTGCATCGTACCCGACAGTTCGGAAAGTAAATTTCAATATTCTATTGTGAAGTATAATACACGCCTTAAACGTATCACCGTCGTAGACGTCCGTTACTTTGGCGTACCCTTCGTACTTATCGAGACTAAAAACGGGTACGGATTCATCAGTTACAGAGAGTTTACGTTTATTACAACAATACATTATATGTTCTATAATACAATGTATTCTTTTAATTACAATTTTCTATTATTATCGAATTCACGATGACATTCTTCACATAAAGTAGCTATCGGGTAGATTTTGTGTAATTCTATAAATTTTCTAAGGAAAATATCAGAATGATAACCATCGTCCATGTATGATTCTGATATAGCTATTTTGAGTATTTCAGGTCTATCCTTTATTGTATGCGCTCGTGTTAACTTCTTACCGTTATATTTTTTATCACAACCACACTTTAAACACATTGGTTCAGTTTTGAAAAAAGTGTGTACCAAATTAGCAGCGTTAGCTTTTGAGTAATGTAAAATATTTTTGGGGTTGGTATTTTTGGGGAACGTAACCCTATTTTTTTCGTCGATGATTTGAATTTTATTCTTCTGCAACTTCCCATCTATAAAATTTACACATTTTTTCCTCTCTACCTTAAACATACACGAATTAACATCACGTAAATTTACAATATCATCGTTTATGTACCAATCTGATATAAGTTCACATAAATCATCCATTATTGCATCAGTGTTATCTTCGGTAATTTTCAAACACTTTGTTTCTTCGTCGCGTTCAAATTTATCACCCGTTGTTAAAAATCTATAAACTTCGATCATTGATCGGAAACGTATACCATTCGGTGAAAAATAGTAATTATCGGTCACACCTTCAGATTTACCCGATTTCCGGGTTTCGATCTTTACATACCATTCATTGGTTATCTCTTGTCCCTTATCTTTGAGGTACGTTTTAAGTCTGTTAAATACCTTTTCGTTTTCAGATAACATTATTATATTTTTTATATATTCTAATTTTTATATTTATTTACACAACCACTAAGGTTTATCTCACTTTCGGTAAGTTCATACTTATCTATAGTTTTTTGAGACGGTCGTTTATTATTTTTTTTAATATCCCTAAGACATTGTTTACGGTTTGTATTGTATACGAATTTTTTATCCTCCTTTTTCTTTTCATAATGAGTCTTATTTTTTTGTTGTTCAGTCTTACCTAAATTACGTTTGTTTATACATTCATAAGTTTCATTTCTTTTCAAATAAGTCCATCTTTTATTAGTACACATTTCCAAAAATGTTCTACCATAAATCGTTTTTTGTATTTCCTCTTCAAAGTATTCCCATTCCATGTATCCATCTTTATATAGTTCTTTGAATTCGTAAATTATTTTATGAATATCTTCCATTTTGGTATCATATATTTTTTGTATTTCGTACCCCTCCATTCCACGGAAAGCGTAACCTTTACAATTAAATAAAAATCCTGTAACTCTTTTATATTTAGATTTCAATAAATCATTTATTTTTTCATCATTTTTTGACTTATTAATGATATCCGAATAAAATTTATTTATACCCCATGACACTCCATTTACATTTCGTACATATATCATTTCCGGATACCTATCTAAAAACCTTTTGTTACCAGATGTTAATTTGATACGACCTCCTATATTTTTTTTATATTTCAAAAACACATGCGACGCATAAAATGTTTTAGTCGATTCACTTTCTAAAATATAAAGACAAACTGGTGGATTTTCCAAAACCATGGTCATTTATATATTATTACTCTATTTCTTTAATTTTCTTTACCCATTTATTAGACCTTATTGGCATGAAAATATATTTAATACACGCGCATGAGATCAACTACTTTGACAGTTCATGTAGAATGTCTCATGAAGAGGAATAAAAATTTAAAAAAAAAAGCCTAATAAGGTCAAATACATGGGTAAAGAAAATTGAAAAAAATTGTTTTTTGAAATTTCAATTTTTCAATTTTTTCAAAATCATGAATTTTCATTTTCTTTACCCATGTATTCGACCTTATTAGGCCTTTTTTGATTTTTTTTTTAACCCATTTTGGGATTTTCAACACTGTATTTTTTCCCTAATTTTCCCTAATTTTTTTTAAGTTTTCACAAATTTTTAAGTAATCGCCTTCGGGTATGGTACTTGAATTTTTGTCAACGAGTTCCATGATTTTCTCCGATATAATTTCGGTCTCGGTTTTTATTCTTATATATCCCTCTAAGGATGGACTAAAAAATCCACAATCACTATCAATGACCCCATTCCATTTATAAATTTCTCGTAAATCTTCTATAAAATCAGCAATAGTCTCATAATATGAGTTGTATGACCAAATTTTATCATCGTAGAATACGTATTCTTTATTGACTATAGCATTATGTAATCCGTCATTTCCCCAAAATCCGCTATTACCACTCAAATTAAAAAGGGATATTGGATGAATATATCCATCTTGATTTCGTGGTAATAATTCACTCGAAGATTCGTATTCGAGATTATAGTTATACGAAAGAATTGGTGAAGCATATATATCCATACTTACTATAGGTGTTTCCTTTTTCTTACCTCTGTAAGTAATTGTAATCGCTAAGTGTTGTGCGCTAATATTATTAGGTATAGTCGAACGAATATATTTATTTACAAATGGTTGTGGTTTCATTTTGGTTTACTTTTATTATGTATTAAAACTTTAATTATTTAAACTTTATTTAATTCGAATAAAGCGTATTCAATAAACACGTTTGGATTAGGATGATCCGTCAACGCAAGTTCATCTTCTAGATCACCTATAAAACTTTCTTTTTCATTATCATCGATGTCGTTATATATGTAATTGATAAGTTTTGCATTTCTTGATACGGTTGCCCCGACCATAGCGTAATGTACACAATGTTTAGGGTAACCACACTCTTCGTATAAATACTTAAATGTTTCTAAAGCCGTATCGTGATCTTTACAATATGCCGCGGCAAAACTTAAATCGTCTTCATATTCTCTCAAATCATCACCATCGTTAGGTATGTCTTCAATTATTTCATCGATTTCATTACGACGTTTTTTTAATTCGTCGAGTTCGCCGTTTTCGCACAATTTCCAAATAGATTTCAACATTTTTTAATTTTAAAAAAATATGGTTTATGTTTGACTTAGGTATATTACAAATACAATCCTTTATATTTTTACCGGGTAGGGATATTCGTTTAAAAAGTCAACACCTTTCTGTAAATGTTTTTTACCGAAGGGTGTGGAAGAGATGGCCCCATTTTTTTTATACTTCTACTCTCACTGGGGGTCTAGGGAAGTATATAAAACTGGGTGTGGAAGAATTATACCTATTTCGTATATCTTGTATTATATCATTTGAGTATTCGACTAATTCGAATATATTTTCTAAAATGTCTATCTTAGTTATCATCCACTGTCGCAAAAAATCACCAACCGCGTTTGTAAACATTTCTAATATATCGCGTATATCTTGTATTTTATCTTTTAATTTATCGCGTTTTTGTAATTCAATTTTAAATTCTTCTTTAGTAATATTTTTTAACATGTACGATATACGCAAATGAGTATTATCATTGTCGTATATGTTTCCGTATTTATATATTATATCTCTATCAATTTTTCTAAGTAATACTGATATATCTAATAATTCATCGGGTGCATTTTCTTCATTTAATTCTATAAATGACGGTCTACCTCCACATGGTATATCTGCGTGTTCACGTGACCTTTTTTGGAACTCGAAAAAATGTGGATTATGTATTCGTCCCGTTTCTATTTTACCACTTCTCCAATCGAATGCCGTGTTACAACTTGTGCACCACATTTGAGCACACCCATCAATTTTATGTATCATAGTTCCACATTTTGGACACGGTTTAGTATCCCTGTTAATTAGTGTAATTGTTTCTACAGTTTTAGGGTCACACACGTGATTTTCTTCAATTTTCTCGTTACAATGTTTACAAAATTGTTGTTTACATAACCCACATTTCCAATTTTCCTCTATAAAACCTCTACACTCTTCTGAAGGACAAATCCTAATAAATCTTCTTTCTGATATATCATGTGGTTCATCGTATTCCGTGCGCAAAGTATTCATTTCGGAAACCAAATTATCTATTCTAACATTTATTTCTAATTCAATTTGTTGATATACGTCTAGTGGGTAATTCATTATGATTGCATCTTGTT